TCCATCACAGAAGGAATTGAACGACTCGACAAGCCCGTTCCACGTCTCGATTAGGCCGTTCCTGAACTCCTCGTTGGTGTTCCAAAGAGTGATGAAGGCACCCGCGAGAAGTCCTATCGCCGCGATGATTCCCGCAATCGGGGCCGTGATTGACGCAAGCGCCGTTCCAATCATGGACGTCTGACTCGCGAACCCCGTGAAGCCCGCCTTGGCAAGAGTGAACGCCTCGGGGATGTTCTTCAGACGATTCACGAAGTTGGTCAAGAAGGTACCCGCGCTCTTCAACGTGTCGGGCATTCCACCAATTGCATTGATTACGCCGCCGATTCCCGTCGTGACGCGACCAAGCACGGAGAGGACCGGGCCAATCGCCGCGACGAACGCGGCGAACTTCAGAATCGTCTCTTGCGTCCCGCTGTCAAGGTTCGTGAGCCAGTCAACGACCTCCGTTGCCTTCTCGACAAGCTCCGTGAGCTTCGGGATAACGAGGTCCGCGACGCGAATCGCAAGGGACTCAAGGGAACCTCCCAACTGCTCGACCTTCGACTGAAGGTTGTCCTGCATGATTGAGGCGGTTTCCTGAGCAACGCCGCCCGCGTTGTCCATCGACGCCGCTATCTCGTCATACTCTTCCTGAGTCATGTTGAGAAGGGTGAGAAGGCCCGACTGACCCTCGGTACCCGCGAGAACCGCCGCGTAATATGCCTTCTGCTCGTCCGTCATGCCGGAGAAGCTAGTTCTCATCTCGGCTAAGATTTGGTCAAGGCTCTTGAAGGAACCGTCGGAGTTGGCAAGCGAAATGTTAAGCTCGTTCATCGCCTCCGCGACGTCATCCGTCGGCTTGACCATGCGCGTGATTACGCCTCGAAGGGACGTTCCCGCCTGACCGCCCTTGATGCCCGCCGTTGAGAGGGCCGTGAGCGCCGTCGTGACGTCCTCGATAGAGAAGTTCATGGAGTTGGCAATCGGCGCGACGTACTTGAAGGACTCGCCAAGGTCGTTGATGCCGATTGTACCGGCGTTAGCGGCCTGAGTGAGAAGGTCCGCGACGCGGCTAGAGTCAGAGGCCTCAAGGCCGAAGCCTGTGATAGCGTCCGCGATAATCGTTGAGACGGACGCAAGGTTCTCGCCGGACGCCGCCGTGGCGTCAAGCACGCCCGCCATGCCGTCAAGAATCTGGTTGGTGTCCCAACCGGCCTTAGCCATCTCCGTCATTGCGTCCGCTACCTCGGTTGACGAAAAGGCTGTGTCGGCCCCAAGCTGAATCGCTTGGTCCCTCAGAGCCTCGAAATCGTCACCGGTAGCGCCGGAAATTGCCTGAACCTGAGACATTGCGTACTCGAAGTCGGACGCGACCTTTAGGCCCGCCGTTGCCACGCCGACAAGGGGCGTGGTGATGCCAAGAGTCATCTTATCGCCGATTTTGGACATTGACTTGCCCAAACCGGTAAGCTGCTTTCCCGCCGCCTGTTCGACGTTGTTCAGCGCCTTTGACGCCTCATCCTTTGCCGTCTTCAGACTGTTGAGAAAGCCGGATATGTCAAGGTCCAAATGCCCCTCGGCTGTGCCGACGTCAACGGACATACTTTCACCCCCTACGCGCCGTATTGCTTGTAAAGCTCGCGGAAGGACTTGTACTCCTTCGCGAATGTGGGAGTCTCCCCGTCTTTAATCCGTGCGATGATATAAGCGCACGCCTCGTCTAAGCAATACGCCGTGTAGGCGTCTTCTATACCGAAAATCTCGCTTGGTCTGCTCTGATACTCCCTCGATAGGTTTATCAGCGTGAGAACTGACTTACTCGCTACGAAAAGACTTCAGAGCCTCGATGCCCGTCTGCGTGTAGCTGAAGATAGCCATAATCTGATTGTCAGAAAGCTCAAGGCCCGCGTCGGCGATTTCCTCGACGGTCGGGGACACGAGAGCGGCCTTAACAATCGTCATCGCAATGTCGTAGACGTCGGTGAGCATGTTCTCGTCATCCGTGTCAAGGCCCGCCGCACCAGAGTTGAAGAGCTTCCCCGCCTTGGAGAGAAGCTGATTGGGAATCTTACCAGCCTTGGCAAGCGCAAGAATGGACGGACGGCGAACCCTAGCGACAAAGGGCTGACCCTCCGCAAAGGGCGGAAGCTCGACAACCGTACCCTTCGCGTACTCGCGCATCTCATCCATCGTGGTGACGTGCATATCGCTCATTCTCTTTCTCCAATCACTCGGCCTTCTTCAGCCTTTTTATACGGAAACGGGACCCCTCGCGGGGTCCCATCTCTTGCCTAAGCTTCTTTTGCCTAGCTCAGCCTAGCCCTACTCAGCGGGGCGGTCGGTGAGCGTGGGCAGCGCGTCGACATAGGTAATCTCGTAGGGAGACTGCCCCGTGTCGGGCGCGGAGTTAATGACGTACTCGGGCGCGCGGAAGGTGCCGTCCTCGGCGGAGAAGGCCACCGGGGTACCCGTACAGTTGGGATACGAAATCTTCTCGTAGTTCACAATCTGGCCCGCCGCATTGTACTGCGCAGAGTACGCATTGAGGGTGAAAGCCTCCGTATACGGCGCGGAACCAGCGGTAGGCGGCTTGTAGCCCTTGACCTTCGTGGTCTCGACCTCATCGTACTGAATCGTGCCACCCTGAAGAGCCACGACAAGCTCGGGGTTGAACACGTTGTCAGTGAGCGTAATCTGGTTGCCCGTGAGCGTGGACGTACCGGGCTTCTGCGCACGAAGCTTGCCCTTGACCACGAGACGAACGGGGTCCTGCTCCTCCATCTGAGGCTCGACGGAAATGGCGGACGCGGTGTCGAAGCCGAACTCATCGCCGTCAATCTCGATAGTGACCATAGAGACGTCAATAGTCGGGATTTCGGCACGAGACTTATAGGTCGTGGTAGCCATGTCAAATCCTCCTAGTTCTTCTTGTAGTTGATATAGGTGAGGGACACGAAATGTGCCTTTACCTCGGAGTCAAAGAAAGAGGTGTCCTGCTGATTGTCGTACGGGATGAAGAGCGGCCTAAGCTCCCTCATGTCGCTAATGAGGCCTTGAACCCTCGTTTCCATCTCTGAGTAGCGATATTTGGGAACATATAGAATCAGCTCATACAAATCGGTACGTGAGCTAATCTGTGCCGCCTTCGTGCTCCCCGCGTACTTTATCACGACATACGGGGAAAGACACTCGCCTTCCTTCTGGCCGGGGCTATACACCTCGTATCCCTTTCCCTTTAGGAAGGAATATAGGTCCTGCCAACGCGAATCCAGATACTGAAAAGAGCTTGTGTCAATCGACAACCGGAACACCCCCTTTCTATACCTTCACTTTCTCCAAGAGACCCTGCAAGCCCTCAAGGACGTTCGGGGCCTCCTTGTCAATCGTCGGGCCGACGATAGCCCAGTTCTTCTCATGGGCAAGCTCAAGCCAGATTCCATAGTCAACACCGTGGGCAAGCGTGATTCTCACCATCGTCTGAGAAGGCCTCGAAACGACCGTGCGCAGCGTGGCCTTTGCCATGCCCGTTCGGTCGGTCCACGGTCTCTCCCGCTTCATCTGCGCCTCAAGCCTGACGGCCTTAGTACCCGCGTACATATAGACGGCTGAGACCATCTTCTGCGCAAGCTGAGTCATGCCGCTGGCAAGCTTGGAGTCATCGAAGTCAAACGTCAGCGCTGCCATCGTCCTCAACCCCTCTGAGGCTCAAATCCGCCACGATTCCCCACTCTTGGACGTCGACACAAGCGACGAACGAAAACGTCTTAGAACGGCTCTCAGAGGCTCTGAGGGGCATTTCCACGACGTCACCCTCGACAATCCCGGAACCCTCGAAGTCATCCATGAGACACAGAATCATGGGCTGCTTCTTGGTCCGCGTCGTTGCCGCGTCCCCGACCGTCTGAGTCACGTAGGAATTGGTCTCGTGGTAGATTCCGCGAATCGTCGCAACCTCCGTCAATTCACCCGTAGGCTCTCCGAAGTCGTTGACCCCGGCGTGGCGCTTGAAAACGAAGTCCGTGCCGGACCGGCGAATCTCGCGCCTCAGCTTGTACACCTCGAATCGCGTGTTAATCACCGGAAAGCACCCCCGAATTGTACCGGCGGTACCTAGACGCGAGACGCCGGAAGTACGCGGACGTGTCGGCGGTGGAAAGCCCACTAACCGAAATGGTCGAATCCTCCGCCTTGACTAGAAGAAGCTCGTAAATCGTGGCGTCGACGTCCCCGCCGTTCTTCGCAAGGTAATACTCAATGTCCCCGTCATCGAAGTATGGGGACTGATTCTCGCGCGTCTCGCGCTTGATACGCTCAATGTCGGTCATCTCGGCCACGAAATCACCCCTCTTCTCTACTCGGCGTCCTCGGCCTCGGCTCGGAACTCCTTGATAAGTGCCTTCGCCTCTGAGACGTTCCTCGTGCCGGAAATGTCGATACCGAAGACCTCGGCATATCGGCGAACCTCAGCCTTGGACCACTTGGAAATCGGCTTCTCCTCGACGGCCTCGACAAAATCATCGTCGGAAAGCTCCGTAGGCTCCTCCTTCTCGGGAACGACGGGCTTGCTCGGGTCATAGACAGTGAAGCCCTGCTTGGAGTAAATCTCTCGAAAAGCGCCGTTCGTTACGGTATAGACCTGCTTGCCGTTCGTAATAGTGACCATTCTTCATCTACCTCCAAAGAGAGAGGGCGGGCGCGAGGAGTAGGCCCATGACAGTAAGCCCTTTACGCGCCCGCCCGATTTACCTAGTCAGAGGCAGCGGTATCAATGATGCCAATCTGGTCAGCGGCCTCGAAGGACGGCAGACAAATCATCGAAACAATGGTCTCGACGTTCACCGGGTCGGTCTTCTGAACCGTGGTGACGGCAACGCCCGTGTCAGTGATAGAGACGTTGGCGGCGGAACCGCCCATGAGGTCGGACTCGGCGGGCGTGGTGCCGAACCAAGTGCTGCCAAGGTCCCCGGCGGGGAACATGACGAACGTGTCGGCGGGCATGTACTTGACGGTGTTGCCCTTCTCATCGACGTAACGCTTGTCGTTGACCATCACGTCAATGCCGACCTCCTCAAGGATGTAGGAACGAAGCCGGTTGTCGTTGACGGACGCCTGACCGTTGGAGAGAACGAAAATCGTCTTGGCAATCTTGGCGTTGTTGCGGATGTGACGCCACGTGATGCCATCGCACATTGCGCGCGTGACCTCGACGCCGGTATCGTCAAGAATCTTCTCCTTGAGCGCGCGCATGTCCTCGATGGGGTCGGACGCGGCGTGGTCGCTCCAAGAGGTCTCGGTCTCGGTCTTGTGAGCGGTGGGAATGCCGTAGTCGAACGAGAAGGCCTGACCGTTAGCGGCCATAGAGACAACGCCCGTGGTGAGGGCCATCATGCGCATACGCTCGCGCGCGGCGGCGGCACCGCGCAGAAGGTTCATCTCGTCATCGAAGACGCGGTTGGCAACGGAGTCAATGTAAGCCTGATTACCGGTCTCAAGGACAAGGTTAAGCTCCTGCCTCAGCTCCTCGTCAATGTACGTTGACTCCTTGAAATAGGGCATCTCGGCGGTAAGCTTCTCGAAGCCAATGCGGGGACGCGGCACGGCAAAGGCGTCGAACGCGGACGTCTTCAGCACGACGGGAAGACCACGAGAACCCTTAATCCACTGAAGGGAAAGGCCGCGCTTCTTGTTGTCGGGGAAAAGCTCCTCGCAAGGATACGGGGCCTCATCCTGCGTAAGCTCCTCCCAATAGGCGGTGAGCTGAGCGCTCTGCATAATATCAAAGATAGACATTCTCTCTACCTCCTAATCAATCTCTCTTTACCAACAAAGGAAAGGGCCTAGCCCATAGCGATAGCAAAGACGCCGGAAACCGCGTCACCGGGCTTGAACATAGCCTGAACGTCAGTGTCAAGGCGGTTCCAGTTCACGAGACCCATGACAAGGCCCGTGCCGTTTGCATTGCCGTCAGTGACGTCGACGTCGTGAAGCAGAATGACGTTGGCCTGATTGATACCGTGGGTCCCGTCATCGTGAGAGGTAATCACGGTCGCGGGAGTCTGAAGGTTTGCGGGGTCGCAAATCAGCGGGGTACCGGCCTTGACAATCTTACGGCCACCAACGGTGACGGTCTTCGCGTCATCGACAATGACGCCAATAGAGGACTGCATGTGGACGTCGGCAAGAATCTGAGTCGGGGCCGCGCCCGTGACCTTGGAAATACCGGAACGGTTAAGCATTGTATACCTCCTAATTAAGCTCGACTGTTGCCCCAATAGGAACCCTGCTTCCTGTGGGGCTTGCGCTGTGCCGCAAGACGCTTTCCGATTCCCTCGTTCTCCTTGGAACCCTTGGAACCGGAATCGGGATTGACGGAAGACCCCGTGCCGCGCTTGCCCGTGGCGCTCTTATCGTCCTCGTCCTCCCCGAACCAGAGGGGATAGCGGCTCTTCAGCTCTCCGATTACGTCCTTGAACTCGGCGTTCTCGCCCTGCTCCGCAAGGCGTACGGTCGCGAGGGTAACGACGTCATCAACGAACTGAGGCTTGACGCCAAGCATCATCGCCTCTGCCTTTGCCTCCGCCATCCGCGCGCGTCGCTCTGCCTCGGCAAGCTGCTCGTTGACGGAATCGCCCTCGGGCTGCGCGGGCTGCGCGCTCTGCCTCTGAGACTCCATGAGCGCCTTGACCATAGCGATTGACTTCGTGTCGCTCGGGTCGATTCCAAGCTCGTTGAAGACCGAATTACGGCCCTGCCTCTTCTCGCGCGTCATCATGCGCGTGACGTCGGCCTGAGAGAAGGTCTTCTCTACCGGCTGCGCGGGCGCGGCGGGCTGACTCTGGTTGTCCCCGGAATCGCCGTTGTCCTCACCCGAATCATCGCCGTCGTTGCCGGAATCGTCGCTCCCCTGCTTGTTGAGGGACACTCCCGCGACCTTGACGTCATCGTTATCAGCGTTGGCGTTGTTTCCCTGACTCTGGTTCTGTACTGCAATCTTGGCGGCTACGCTCATTCTCTCTATCCTTTCGAAATCCGCGCTCATCGCGGTACGTAAGCGATTTCCTCGTTTCCGTTTCCTTCGGCGGGCGGAACGTAGGTAAAACAGCCCTGATACTTTCTCTTTAGGGAATCGACGCGACGCGAGAGGCGGTTCCTCTTCGTCTTCGTCATCTTGTCAAGCGACTTGGATTCCCTCTCACTCACCTTGCCCCAGAGCTTCTGCACCCTCGCAAGGTGATTGTCTAGGTCCTCTTTGCGCCTTTCGGCCACCTCATCGTAAACCGCTATGAGGTAGACGGCACCGCACTTAGGACAGACGAAATATGAGACTCTGCACCTTCCTTCGTCAAGGTTGATGAAGGTCTCATCTATGACAACCGAATCCATGCCGAAGCTCTGCTTGCAAGCGTCACAAGTGATACGAAAGCTACTCATGGTAGAACCTCACGACATGCGCGGTCCCGTTGTGGCGGTCGATTACCTCGGCCCCCGAAACGGCCTTCTCAAGTCTCTTCCTAGTTTCGGCTAGGTCCGCTCTGAGCTTGGCAAGGTATTCAGATTGTTTTCGGTGATTGTCGAAGCGATGTGTTCTCTTGTCGTTCATCGCGGCGATTACGCCCATGCACTTCTTGAGCTTCTGCTCGGTCTTTTGGTCATCGCATTGGACATAGATTCTCAGCCCGCAAGAGGGGCAATCGTACCAAGTGAGCCTGTAGGCCTTCCCGTTGACGTTGAACCAACCAGATTCAAGCCCGGAAAGACCCTCCTCGCCCTCTAGCACCTCTCGCGCGACCGTATGAAACTCACTCTTGCACTCGGGACATATGCACTTCAGTTCCATCCCGCTTTCGTCTTTAGGCATGGCTTCGCCTCCTAAGAATCTTACCAAAGCTTCTTTCGTTTGTAAATAGGAAATCCACAGCGAAATCGACAAACTCACCTATCTTCTTCTTCATTTCGAGCTGAATCGGACCAATCAAACTAGGGTCGATTCCCTCAAGCCCGACGCGCGCGCCCGCGAGACTACACGAAATCGCCGCAATGGTATCCGCGTCCCCGCCACGGTTGACGGCCTCTTCGAGCGTGCCTCGGAAGGTCATCCCGTCCCGGTTGTGGTACAGCGCATTGAGAAGCGTTGCCCTGACCTCACCAGAGGGCGTCTGAGGCCCTGTTTGGTACCCGCCGGGATAGTTGCCCCGCATACAGTGTCTCAAGGCCTTAGAGGCGCTTAGAATGGCTCTCGTGGACTCCGGGGAGTTGTGCGTGATACGTCCCTGCTCGACGTTAAGCTCGTCAAGGCCCAAGAGGGCGCACGGCAGATACCGCATGAGTGCCCCGTTGCCCCTAGCGTGCTCGTCCTCGGGAACGTACTCGCCCGTGTCCTCCCAGTAGCGGATACCGCGCGCGCACGTCGCGCCGACGTCCTTTGGCTTGGTATCGAGCCAGATAGAGAAGTTCGCCGCGCACTCCGCTTTGAAGCTCTCGGCATCGTCCGGGTAGGCCATGAGGGCGTCCATGACGCACGCCATCATCTGCGAATCGTCCGTGACCTCTCCGGGCGCAAGGGAAAGCCAACCGCCGCCGACAATCTTCGTGACCCTGCCAAGCTCCGATTCAATCTGCTCGGCGGTCATAAACTCCGTTGTCGCTCCCATCGCATCACCGATACAAAACCCATACAGCGCACCTGCGATTCTCGACCTCAGCTCTCGACGGTCCATTTACCTTGTCTCCATTCTGTAGTAGGGGCATCGGATGAAATTGTAAAGAACCTCGTGCGGCTTACCGTTCGTCCGTGGCGGCGGCTGATACACCTTGCAAAAAGACTTCACGACGCCTATCGGAACGACAAGACCCGACCTCATCGTAACCTTTGAGTAGTCCCGATGCTTACACGTGCCGCATTGGCACGTGAAAGGGTCCGGCATCGTCCCGTGGACCGGGCTGTACGTTTGTCCGGTCCCCGTGTACTGCTCTTCCCCCGCCATCTTCACCCACCTTTCGACATTTGTGGATAACCTTTCGAAAACTACCAGCGGCCACCCCTGAGTTGGTTCTTACCATTGGAAACCGTGCTCTCAAGACCGGTGATGAAGTAATCCGGCTGACCGATGATTTCGAGCGTAACGTCAATGTTGTTGTACTCATCGCGCTTTATCTTCGTGATACGGAACTCTGTACCGCGCTGCAAGATAATCTCGGCCTCTCCGCCGACACTGTGATAGCTCTGACCGGTCTTGTAAAGGTCCTCCGTCATTCCGACGGTGTTTCCGTAATAGCTCTGAGGCTCCGCGTAGATTCCCTTCGTGCCACTCGGCGCGTAGATGTGATACTTCACGTCACCACCGAAACCGGAACCGTCCGCAATCGCCGTAGATGTAAAGGCGTGGTTCTGAACTACTGCGCCCTCAAGCTGCGATAGGTCAAAGTTCCTATCGTTCAGTTTGGCGTAAATGTCATCATAGTCAAAACCGGAACCCTCGAACCAACCCGCCAAGCCATTCTTATAAGAGCCTCGAACCAGATGAATCGACTCCCCAATCTCGAATTGGTCAATCGCCTCAGTTAGGTCCTGAACGACACTAGAGTACCTGCGCCGGTTCCCATCGTTTGCGAACTTCTTCTTAAATCCCGAAGTCTGAAGAACGGCGTCGCTGTGTACCCAAGTCTCGTTGTCAAGAGACACATTGTCAAGACCCTTGAAGTACGAACGGCTCCATTGCTCGCCGTACCCGGAAAGCGGACGGTTTATCGGGTGGGAATTGTGCGTGTACTGCCAGACTGAGAACTTCTGCTCGTCCGTGAGATTGTCCCAACCGTCATCGAGCCACTTTCGAATCGTGCGGTCGGCATCGCGACGATTGTAGAACCTCAATGCGTTGCTCTTTGCCTGTGGAGTGTAGACGGACGGGTCGAACGGATTCTTCCCCGTCACCTTCAGCTCAAGCTTGCCGTCAACGTAGTCATCGAGCATCTGAGAAATCGTGTCCATCTTCTCAGACTTGATAGCGCCCGTCGAATACTTCGAGAACGCCTTCGCAATGTCATCCGTACCGGCCTTGTCTAAGAGGTCCTGAATCGCGTCTGCGAACTCGTCGCTGTTCTTTCCGATTACCTGCTTGTAGAACTGAGGGGCCTTTGACTTCACGAAGTCCATCGCCTCATCGTATGACTTCCCGGCGAAGTTCTTCACGACGCCCTTTGCCACAGCCTTCTGAGCCTTCGTCTCGGCGTTGATTACCGAAATCTTCTTTGACAAGTCGGAAAGCTCGTCCTTGAGAAGTTGGTAGGCTTCTTTCTTCGTCATGTTGAAGCCAAGGTACTTCTCGATTACGTCATCCATCGCCTTCACGACGTCATCGGCAAGCGTGTACTGAAAGTTGGTTGTCTTGAAATACTGCTTCATCAAGCCATCGCCGATTGACTTGTAGTAGTCATTTAGCGCCATGAGGTACTTCTGACTAGTCTTATCGGGGATTTTGTCAAGGACGCTCTTGTACCACTTTCCGTAATACTTGATGTTGTCAAGCTCGTCCATGTGGCCTTTGACAATCTCGGCAATCTCGCTCATCATCTCCGACTTCTTGCCATAGCCAAGCTTGTCGGTAAAGGCCCAATCGCCTTCCTTCTTGAGCTTCTTCAGCAACTTGTCGAAATCCTTCGCGGAGTCCTTGTCGAATGCGTCCATTTGGCCCTGAACAAGCTTCTTTGACTCGGAAAGAATCTTCTTTTGCTGCGCTAGGTCCTTCGCCGCATCAAGCGCGGCCTTCATCTCTTCTTTGCTTGGTTTCTTTACAACGACCTTCGCGACGTCATCGACAACGTCATCGACCTTTGACGCGACCTTCGCCACGTCTCCGTAGTCAAGCGTACCCGCCTTCTTGAGGAACGTATCGAGACTCATCAAGTCAGATAGGTCCCCATTGTTCTTCGTATAAATCTTGAAAAGCTCGTCCAAATCGGACGGTGAGAAGTTCTTCTCAAAGTTGACAAGCTCGTCGGGTGAGCTGACACCCTTCTTCTTTAGGAACGAGACAATCTCATCGTCTAGAGAACTGTTCTGTACTGCCTTGGCTACGTCATCGAGCGCGTCGTTCACGACCTTCGCAGCTTCCTTCGCCGCGTCCTTTGCTTCCTTAGCGACCTTCTTCGTTGCCGCGTTGAAGGCGTCCTCTCCGCCCTGATATATCTCCTTCGCGTACCAGCTCTTTAGGTCCCCGCCGCTCTCAAGAACCAGCTTGTCGACCGTGGCTTGCGCATCTGCGGGAAGGTGCTTGTACCAGCTCTTAGCGTACTTGTACGTTGCGCCCCCGAATTGGCTCTTTATGCTCTCCTTCGTGTACTTCGGGAACTTGCTCGCATCGTAACCGTATCTCTTTGCGAATGCGTCAATCTCGGGATACTTCCCGTCCTCCGCGTTCACCCAATCGGCAAGCTTGTCCGTCAAGTCATCGACTATGACCGGCTCCATAACGCACATGCCGTTGGGATGGTCGAGCGGCAGCTTGTCCTTCTTGTAGTGAACGCCGTCACGGGCATAGCAAATCGGACACACGCGAGAACCGTTCGCCCACCAGACGAACTCCGTGACGAAAGGATTGTCCTTTGTCGCTGCAACCAACGAGTTTTGATAGGTGTGCTGAACCAGAGTGCGCGCAAGCCTTTGGGCGTTGTAGTCGACCGCCTTCTTGTAAATGCGCGGCCCGTCCTTCGGCCCCGCCCACTTGAATGCCTTGTCGGGGTCAACGTAGGATGCAAGAAGTTCAGAGACCTTCTGAATCGGCATCTGCTGAGCGACGCCCTTAGCGACGATTGAGTAAATGTCCCTAAGAGTCTCCTCGTTGTCTCCCCAAATGGCTGCGGAGAGGGACCATGAACCCGCCTCACCGTAAACCTGACCCATTATGAGCGCGTTCACCGTGCTCTGAGGGACGTACGCAAGCGCCGCGTCAAGGCCGTCCTTGCCGAAACCAAGGGAAGACGCCCAATCGACCGAATCCCTAATCACGGAATCGGATACCGTCAACATGCTCTGAGTGATGTTGGTATAGACGCCGTTCGCGACCTGCTTCGACTGAGCCTCCATCTGCTTGTAGAGCTGCTGATAGTAGACGCTCATCGTCTGCCCTGAGACGCTGCTCTTCAGTGCGTTCGACGTCACGTAGTCCTCGACGTCCTCGGCCCACCCCTTGTAGAGGTTCCTTATGTACTCTTCGCTCTCCTTGGTTATCGAGTCTCGCAGCGCCGTTGACGTCGCGAATATTGACTTGTCGATTGGCACCGCGCCACCCCCTAGGCTCTCTAAGACCACCAGAGGCCCTAGAATCGGTCGGGTAGACTCCTTGCCCACCCAAGAGATTCTAGGGCCTTAGAAAGGCTCTGAACGCCTCACACGCTAGTCAAGGCCGAACGACTCTCCCGGAACCCCGGTATCGTCACCGGCTTCGTCATCTTCCTCATCGTCCGTGAGCGCCCCGCCCATCTGCGTAGGCTCCGGCTCCGGCTCATCCTCTTCCTCGACCGGCATCGCGTCCGGGTACGGGACCGTGGAACCGCCGCCGAAGGAAGACGTCTCAAGCATCTCGCGCTCGACCGCAATCTGCTCAAGCTCCTCCGTGACCTCATCGTCTGTGAGGCCGCGCCACTTCTTCATGTAGCTCTTCTTCGAGAGGACCTGAGCCGTGACCTCCGCGAGGTCGACGTTCTTCTCCTCGACCTCATCGTCGGGAATCGGAATCTTCTGCTCGACCTCGACCTCATAGGCCGTGGACACAAGGAAATCGTCCGTGTATCGCTTGATGCAGCGCGGATAGACGATAGCGCCGTCGATGATGATAGAGACCATAGCCTCAAGCTGTGGACCCCACGTCTTCATCTTCTCCTTGCATCGGATGATTAGCGGCCAATAGATAGCCTTGAGCGCCTTTCCTGACGTGATAGCCCCGCTCATCGTCTGTAGGTTAATGTCCGGCATGTCCACTTGGTCATAGCCCGTTGACTTGATTCTATCGAGCGACTGTTGCAGAGCGCTCGAATAGGACGTGTCCGGGTTGATGGTGCCGACCGCCGGGTGAGGGTTGTCAAGGTTTTGGTCGGAACCAAGGTCCCAGAAAGCTCCCGGTGCCGTGGAAAGACCCTTCGTTGAGTTGCTGTCCATGTCAATTGCGTACTTGATTTGGTTCATGGACTTTCGCTCGGAGTCAATGTCCGCGTTGCTCAGCTTCGAGTACCATTTCTCATACTCCTCAAGTACCTCAATCTCAGACTCTCCCAGATTGTCACCCGTGAGGCCGTCGTTGAGAATGATTACCGCCGGAATCCTATCGAGCATGATTTCCTGACGCTCAGTGACAACCTCAAGCAGACGCCCGACGCCGTCGTACATAGCCTCTTCGAGGAAAACGACGTCCTTCCCGTTGACGCTCTCAACCTCATACTTCTTCTTGAAGACCCGCTTCTCGGAGAGGGTGATAGAGTCCCGCGTGATGATGAAGGCTACGAACTTGCGCAGCTTCGTGTTGCTGACGTTCATCTCATAAAGGAACTGAGTAGACGGAAGGAACGTGACCGTGACTCCATCGTCCTCGTTGAAATTAACGAGACACGCGACGCGCTTTCCGATGAAACAGTCTCGCGCGGCCTTGATAAGCTGCTGCTCGAAACGGTTGGCGTCAAGGACCGTCTTCACCAAATCAGACATGACGGTGATTTGGTCAAGCGCCCCCTGAGTTGCCTTGCCCAAATCGCCCTTCGGCGTGATTGTGATTTCCGGGGCGTCCGCGAAAAGAAAGCGCGCCTCCTTGTTGATTAGAGACGCCGCCATCTTGTACGGAAGGTCGGCGGGAACGTAATCGCCGTTGGAACCCTCTGACACGAACGACGCGCCCTTCTTGTACACCTTGTAATACTTGCAAATCTGAGTCAGCTCGGCAAGCGTGTCGTTCGCGTACCCCTCGACTTCCTCGTTTATGAGACCGTACGGAATCCTGTTGAAAGCAGAAAGAACGACCGTTGAGTTTTCCGCTTCAAGGACCTTGGCCTCGTCACTCTTGTATCCGGCCATTCTCTACCTCCTAATAGAAAGCTCAAGCAATCTGGTTGACCCGCGCCTGAACCTCATCGTATCGAGCGCCAAGAACCTTCCTGCGCTGCTCCCCGTTGCCGTACTTCCCGGCAATCACTTCCTTCGCCAGTACCTCAACCGACGCGCTCGCAATATGGTTAATGAGACCCTGAACCTCATCGTATCGAGACCCAAGGCGCTGCTTCCTCTCGTTGCCAACACCGTACTTCCCATCCATCACGTCCACGGCAAGCTCTAGCACGCTAGCGCTAGTCCCGGTTGCGCCGCCTGTGCCGCCAGATACACCTTTGGGGTCGGCGTACAGACCCCAAGCCTTAGCGTCACCGTAGAAGACGTTGGCATCGAGGTTCCCGCCATAGCCCTTGATACGGCAGCTAGACGTAAACTGCCAAGCGACAACGAGACCGTTCTTTACCTTGTAAGAGGACGGCAGCGGGTTGTTCAGACCATAGTTGACGTCCTGAATCGCGTAGGGATAGCCCGCGACCCATCGACCGCAATTGGTGTTCACGACGCCCTGATTGAATCGCCAAGGGTTAGCGTAAACCCAAGGCCACACGCCGGTAAGCTCGTGAATGCGCTCAACGAACGTGTTGACCCAAGCGACGGAATCGTCGACCTCCCAATCGAGAATCGGAATGGCCTGACCGAAGTAGTTCTTCGTGTTCTGATAGAAGAAGTCGGCTTCCTTTCGAGCGTCATTTGTGCGCGCGAAATGGTAGAAACCAAGCGGTTTGCCAAGGTCCTTAGCAGCCTGAAAGAACCTGTCGCAAGACTTGTCCACGAAGCCGATTCCCTCGGTTGCCTTGACGATAACGAAGTCAATGTCCTTGGCAATGGCACTCAGATTGATACCCGACTGCCAGTTGCTAATGTCGATTCCCTTCATAGCCATTAGCGAATCACCCTTCCCTAGTCATCCGTCATCTCGGGACGAAACACGATAGCGTGAACGTCATCGACCTGACCCTTGATGTGAACAACATCCTGAGCGACGGTCTTTATCAGCTTGCCCATACTCGCCGAATTGACCTTGGAATCCTCAAGCTGTGCGATAGCCACGGCTACCTGAGTCGTGAGGCCCGCCGTCTGCTGCGCTAGGCTCTTAGTCTGCTCTGATAGGTTGACAAGAATCTCGACCTGTCGCGTGCGGCTCTCGATGTTCTCCCTCTGCACGTCAACCGCGTCCTGTTGCTGCTTCATCTCAAGCTCTAGTCGCTTCTGCTGCATCTCCGCGTCGAACTGCTTCTGTTTCTGCTTCTCGGGCAGATAGTATTTGACGTAACAGAGTACCAATGCAACGACCACTATGCCGAAGCAGACAATCTCACCTGAGGCGTGGGCAAGCGACGTCCCCACGCCGTCCCAAAAGGACTCGGGCGGCATATCATCACCCCAATCAATCGTAACCAAAATGACTAGGGCATCTATGCCGCCCTCCTTCTCTTCGTTTTCCCTGACTTACCTTAGCGCGTTCACTGAGCCAATCTCCGCGTCAATCAGCTCTGAGCGCGAAAAGAGACGGACTGAGTTGCTACCGCTGTTCGGGTCGCGAACAAGATACATACCGTCCACGATTCCATAGACAAGAATCAAATGACTCTCGTACGTCTCCTCCCCAAGCGGACCGCCGACGTCGACAATCATCGTGTGCCAACCGTTAGCGAAGCAAGCGTCGATTCCCTCAATGCCCCAAAGCTCGCCTGACCACTCTAGGCCGTACGTGTCTTTAGCCCACTGAGCCATCCTGTCCGGGTCGTTGTAATCGCCCTCAAGAAAATCGCCCTGATACTCGCAAAGCTCGTTGGGATACACGTTATCCTTTGTCAGATAGCTCAGCGCCATAGAGAGGCAGCA